ATTTCTTCGCGGCCTTCGAGCGCCACGCCGTTCACCGCGTAACCAGCCACGCTCACAATCAGCTCGTCGTAGAGCGCGGCCAGGGCGCGCTGCGCGCCGTGGAAGATGGTCGTGCCCTTGCGCGAACCGCCGATGATCTGCGCGCGGCTGTCGTCGCGGCGATAGCGGCGATTCTGCTCAGCGGTGGGCGACTCGAAGACGTGCTCAAGGTTTTTGTAGCGGCGCATGGCATCGCCGTCTCCCGCGGACCAGATGCAGTGCAGCCGCACGCCCTCGGTCGGAACGTCGTTCACATCGTCTATTCCTGGCGCAAAAGCGGAGGTCAGCACATTGGCCAGGGCCAGCTTGTGCGCCAGCGGGACGGCCGAAGATCCTCCATCGCGCTCCAGGAGTTCATGCACCAGCGCGATGCCGGCGCTGCTGGCGTCAGTGCGCTGCACAACCTGATTGCCTTCGCGCTCGGCCGTGGAGACGATGCCGTCGAAGTACTGGAACCACGCGCCTTGCGGGATGGGCGGAATGGGATAAGCGACGCAACGCGCGCCCTGCCGGATGACGATCTTGCGCGGCAGCGCGAGATCGATGAAGTTGAAGTTGCCATTTTCTTTTTGCGGACCAGATGAGTTTTCGAGGTCAGATTCAGACATGGGTGCTCCATCCTTTTGTGTTGGGATTTTTTGTTGCGTTCCCAGGGTGGAGAACCCTGCACTGCCCGAAGCCCGCGTAGACCTTGCGTTGCTTCGAATCGGCCGCCGTAGTAAGCAGCCGCACCGCAAAAAGACCGGAGCGCGAGACTGGCAGCGCTCCGGAAGGAGAATTTACGCGCCCACCAGGTACGCCGTGGCCTGCGAGTTGGTAACCGTGGCGTTCAAGATGCCCGCGCCGCCTACGTTCAGAATCGAAGTCTCGTCGGCTGCGATCTGCCAAACCACCATATTGCCGCTGGTGCCCAGCTTGGTGGTCTTCAGGTAGACGTTCGGCATGTCGAGAGCCAGAATCGATGTGCCGGAAGTCGTGGTCCAGTTCACTTCCTGCAAGGTATTGTTCCGCAGCAGCGTGAAGACGTCGTCGGCGCTAGTGGCAGCGATGGTGGTTTGGAAGCTCACCTTGCGCAACCCGGTGCGGATGAAGGCCCCGTAAAGTCCCAGACCAGGCGCGGTGTGATTTACGGCGCCGGTCGAGAGCTTGATCGTCGTCGACATGTGGCGGCCGATCTTGGCCACCGTCGCGCCGTTCGGCCCGATCGAGAACACGCAGTCGGAGCCGAGCAGGTACGTATACGACGCGGGCGGCCCCGGCAGCGACACGATAGCGCCGGAGGTGTAGTGGCCGGTGCCCACAAAGTTCACCTCAAACGTGATCGGGCCGCGCGCTGGGATGGTGATGGTCACGTCGACCACGCCCATGTCGATCAGGGTCCACAGCACGTCGTTGGTGTCGGCCGCGTAGATCGAGGTCATGCACGCCTGGGTAGTGGTCTCGTCGAAGGTGATGGCGTGCACGTATGGGCCAAGGCCCGTCACCACGTCCTTGCCCATCAGGAAGGCGAGAATCCAGCCAGCCATGTAATCGTCGAGGTCGCCCTTGAATCCGCCTGAGGTTTCCCACGCGGTGAGCAGTCCTTGCGTAGCAAACTCGGTGCCTTTGCCGGAGAGATTCTTGTCGCTATAGCGGGTCTGCTTCAGCTCAAAAACAGCGCTGCCGTCGAACTTCTGGCGGCGCAGCATGTCCGCCGAGGCCACCGCCGTGCCTGCGGCCGCCTGTTTGTTTGCGCTCAGCACCAGGTTGCGCGCGGATACTTTCTGGGATTCGAAGTTATACGGTCCAGCCATCAGTCACCTTCTCCCGGTTCGGCGTCGATCAGAGCCTTGAGCGCCTGCGGCAGCTCGCCCTCTTCTTCCGGAACCTCTTCCAAAATGGGTTGCCCTTCAAAAACTTCATGGCGCAATAAGTGATTCCACTCGTAGCTGCGCTCCACTTCCTGTGTTTCGCCGGCCTTGAACGCAAAATGCCGGCGTCCGTTCGCCCAGCCGATGACGCCCCCGTCGCCGGCCATGCGCTTGCCGGCGTCGCTGAGCTGGATGGTCACAAAATCGGGTCGTGCTTTGCTCATCGCTTTTCCCTGGACCTTTCTCATCACTCGCCCGCTTGCGGCGGAAACTGCGCGATGCCCGGCACCTGAACCTTGATGGTGTACACGGTGGCCACCGGCGCGCCCTGCTTACCCTGTAGCGTGCCGATGATGCTTCTGAGGCGTACCGGCTCCGTTGTGCTCTGATCCGCCAGCACAAGCACAGCGCCGGCCAGCACGGGCAGGATCTGCGCGACCAGGCTGAGTGTGTCGCGCCGTTGCGCTTCCAGCGACGACAGATTCTCCGCGGCGCACCAGATGTCAATCTCATGCGACGCTTCGTCGTAGGCGAGCGCCAGATTGTCGTGCGTCTCGCCGTAATCTGTGCCCGCAAAGAACGTGCGCGCGCAGGGCGGATCGAAGACCAACTCGCCGTTCTGATCGGTATTCAGATCCCCGATCGACCCGATGTTGACGCCAGGCAGCGCGTTGATCAGCAACGCGTGCAATGCGCGCTGCACTTCGCCGGGAAGAAACTGGGAGGCGCTCATCACTGTGCCTCCAGACCGGCCTGCGCGGCCGACGCTTTCACGTACTCTTCAACCTCGGCCTGGATCCGCGCGGGATCTTCCGGCCGGAAAACCAGAAACGGCCTGGCCGGGATGCGGATGTGCCGCGTGAAGGCGCGCACATTCACCGTCCCTATGCCGCTGGAGATTTTGCGGTGCACTGTCTGCAAGCGGCCGAGCTTGTTGGTGATCTGCTGCCTGCCGAAGGTGTCGCGGCTGCGCTGGCGGCGCGTGTAGCTATAAGGCTTCACGCTTTGGTCGTCGTCGAAGCCTTCCTGCTGGACGCTGGCGTAGCGCAGCCCGGTGCCCACAAGCACCGTGTTGCCGTCGACGGCAAAGGTGATGGAATTCAGCAGCAGTCCCGTGTCGATGAGCAGCTTGTGACCGGCAGAGTACTTCCGCCAACTCAGCGACGCCGGACTCAGCGGAGGCCACGATCCGGACGGCGATCCGCCGTCGCGAAAGGTCTGGCGCACGCTTTGGAGCTGCCCGATGCCGATGATGCGCATGAGTTGATCGCGCGCGCCGAGCGAGAGCTTGAAGCGGTTCAGCGAGACCGTCACATTCGAGACATTGGATTGGACGACGATCGCCATCAGATATATCCCTCGATGTGACTATCCTTGAAACGCAGATGACGATCCCGCTCGGAGATCTCCGCGTCGGCTGCGGACGTCTGCGCGGTCTGCACGCTGGCCGGCTGATCGAGCGACGCCTTGCACGCGGCCACGTCTTTCAAGAATGCGACCGCATCCTCGTAACGCTGCCGCACCAGCTCCGTGGGCTGCAGGCCGCCGCGCCGCCGGCTGAAGAGCAAGTAGACGGCGATGTCGAGCGTGCGCGCTGTGACCATCTGGGAGGGCTGCAGGGGCGTGGCATAGCGGGCGCGGCAATACGAGTCGACCATCCCGCTGGCTTCTGCCAAAACAGCCGAGGCGATGCTCGCCGTCACGGCGGCATCGGTTGCCGGAATCCCGCTGGGCACGTCGACAGTGAGCTGCGTGAGCTCGCTCTGCGTGATGCGTAGTGGGACCAGGTCGGACTGTAGAGCGTAGGCCATCGGCGTCCGGAGTTACTCGGCTTGCTTGACTGGCGCCAGCTTCACGACCCCAGCCTTGAGGAACGGCTTGGCCTCTTCGGCGGTGAGCTGCACCTCGTGCCCGACGAAATAGTACTGATTGTTGTGGGTGAGCGCGCGCAGGACGATGTAAGCTATCGTCTTCGCAATGTTCCCGATATTCGATGCCGCATTTGCCATGGTTCCCTCCCGCATCAGCGGATTTGTGAAAAGGGGCGCACCGCAAATGAGCGCGCCCCTCGTTGTCGTACCTGGCAGCTTTTATCCTTCAGCGTCGCCCGGAATCGCGCCCATCGGGAAGTTCGCGCTGGCCACGGCGTTGAGGATCGGGATGCCGGTCTCCTGTGCCGTAACCTGCAGCCCGTAGTACCAGTCGACGGACTGCCAGTAGGTCTTCTTGTCCTGCTCCGGGTCCAGCCATTCCAGGACGCCGTAGCCATCAATGGTCCCCGGAGGCCCCGGCAATGCCGGTGTATCGCCACCCGCGCCAGGCCCCTTGCCGCCGGCCCAGACGAAGGTTTTTCCGCAGCTCACGTCCATGCGATCGACGTTGGTCTTGCTGAATCCCAGAAACGCGCTATAGCCCCAGATCCAGGAGGCGACATTGTTCTGGCTCATGTCCAGAGCGCTGGCCATCACCACGTTTCCTTCCTTGAGGCCGAAGGCCGACGCCATCTGAGATAGCGAAATGTTCCCGGAGGGGTTCGTGTACTTGAAGCGCTCGATGAGGTCCGGATGATTCCTCAGCGCCTGGGCGACGGGGTCGCTCAGAATCAGCACCATCTGGGTGTCCTGTACGGCAGCCTGGCGCAGCACGGCCTTGTAGCTTT